AGAGTGATACTTTCGTTGATTATGACCTTGTTTTACTAGGTAAAAAAGATAAGGAACTAATGAAGAGACTAGTTCATGCTGGCCCTAGTCATAGAAAATTCTTAAGGCAGATCTTTGTGAGTGTCGATATCACTGCACCACTTTATTGGTGGAAGGAATTTGATACTTATAAAGTCGGAACTACCGCTAACTCATGTAGCACAATGCATAAGATTCATGACAAGGAGTTCACGCTTGATGATTTCAGCGTTGAACATTTGAATGATGATGTGCTCAATAAGCCATTCAAAGATATCATAAGTTGTTTGAATTTTTTTAGACAGCTTTATATCCAAGACCATAGTAAGGATAACTGGTGGCAGATGATTCAGTTACTGCCTTCTTCTTACAACCAAAAGAGAACAGTGACTATGAATTATGAAAATCTGTTGAATATCTATGAAACTCGCAGAAATCACAAGTTGGATGAATGGAAAGATTTCTGTAAATGGATTGAAAGACTGCCTAATGCAGAACTCATTACAGGAGAGGAAAATTAAAGGATGTTTAAGGAAATAGGAAGAGTCAGTGAATTGTTAAGATATCCCCAAAGCAGAATACTCGAATTGGATAAAGTGGCACATCTCAATTGTGAGGATTTAACACTCACCACTGCAACAGAGGAATGTGCTGAGTTAATCCAGGCAATCACTAAAGTCAAAAGATATGGCTTTAATGGTTTATATCAAAGTAACCTACACGAAGAAGTTGCTGATGTGCTTATCTGTATAGCAGAGTTGGTTTCTCTAGGGTACTTGGATATTGATAAAGTCATAGATTGGCAAAGATTCAAGATTGACAGAGAAGTGAGTAGGCACTTAGAAAGGTGGGATGATCAATATGAGTTATAGCATTGGCATTTATGTAAAAATTGAAGGAAGCGGTAAATATGTAGAAATCGCAGAACCATTTCATTCTTCTCCTAGTTACAACTTAGGAAAATTATTTAGAAGCTGCATGAATTGGAATTTTAACTCTAATGAATATTACAGATGCGATCATGTAATAGAGCACTTAGATAGAGGAATCAAGGAATTACGTTATAAGCCTTACGACTATGCCGGATTAATTCCTGGAAACAATTGGCAGGGAATGCCTAACGCACTTTATGTGTTGGATTCTATAAAAGACTGCATTTTAGAACAAGCAGAAGAAATACCGCTAGATTGCATGTATATGAGTTGGGAGTGATTAGATGGCAATTATTAATCCTTGGATTTTTTATCTAATTGAGGTATTAAGCACTTTAAAACAAAACAGTCAGTTTATTGCTGGTGTCTCAATCTTGGTATTTTGCGGTACGGGGATAGTTGGTGCAATTGCTAAAAGTGAGAGTCGTTACGACAATAGTTCTGCTCGTCTTGCAACGCTGTCAGTCAAAGCACTCAAAAAAATACTGATTGTTATATGCATCAGTGCTGGTGTATATACAGTTACTCCTTCTGAAGAAACGATGTATAAGATGCTGGTTGCTCAATACGTAACATATGAAAACGTAGATAAGGCTACAGAAAGCATTAAAGAAGGTGTTGACTATATTTTCAAAAAGTTAAACAAGGAGGACAAGAAAGATGAATAGCGTATTTATCAATACAAACAATGGCAAGTATTACAGAATCGCAGTCAGAGTGGAGCAACCTGGAATGAATATCGAAAGCGTGTGGGATGATATCAATAGTGTGGTAATGAGTGACAAACCATGGCTTATCATTCTCGAAGGAGATGATATTGAAATTAGAGAAATGATGAGTGCAGCAAACGTATCAGCAATCACACTCAATAGAAATAATATTTGCTCTATCGAACTTTTTAAGGAGGACAAGAAAAATGGAAAATTTCGCTTTTAGTGATACTTTTGTAGAAATTGTAATTTTGAATTATCTTGAAAACTGCACTCATTTTAAGTGGATTGCAAGAGACCAGGATGGTTGCTTGTGTATTTATGAAGATAAACCTCATAGAGAAAAAACTGATGATAACATTGGCTACGTTTATTGGAATAGAAGCGGCATTAAGTCAGATATAGATTTCTTAGGTCCGTTCGAAAATCTTTTCAAATTTATCAAATGGGAAGACTCAGAGCCTACATCAATCGAAGATGTGCTCGGTAATTGTGAGGTGATTAATGATGACCTATAAAGAAATATTAGAAATGGTATCAAATTCAGCGTATAACCAATTTTTTAAAGGTCTTAATTATGGCGGATTGCAAAATACACTTGTTGAATGTGCAACTAATATTTACATTGCACAGATGCAGCTTGAAAAAGAGAAACTACAAGAAGAATATGATGATCTTTATGAAGGTCATGACAAACTTTCTTATGAATGGGCAAAGTTAAAGAAAGAAAATAGAGAACTTAACAAAAAATACAGTGAACTTCTTGAAGATTCTAACAGAAAAAGCAACGAATCTGTTGAAGAAATAATGACTCTTGACGATTGGTTAAAAGAAAAGGAGGAAGAAAAGAATGCTGAAGAATAAAAGAGAAACACTCAAGCAGAAGTGCAAGAGGCTTGAAAATGATTGTGAAGTTTACAAAAGACTTTATCAAAATCTGTCAAAAGTGAATGACCAGTTAAGAGAGATATATTACGAACAGGTCGATAAAAACGAGAAGCAGAGATTAAGACACGCCAAAGACTATAACAGGCTTCTAGAGAATTACAAAACTTTAAAAGCACATTATATAGAATTAAATAAGGAGTGTAAGGAACTTCAAGAGGAAAACATTTCCTTGCTTATCAACCGAAAATCATCGGAAAGAACGAAAAACATGATACTTGATGAAGTTCAACAATTACACGACCGAGTAATGGAACTAATTGCAGAGGAGATGAATGAAGATGATTAAAAGACCTAAAGAAATAGATTTTGTCATACTTGTAGATGCTGAAGGCAGACCGTTAGTAAACTTCAAAGGATATGCAGAAGCCTTAGAGAAGTACTGCGATGAATTGGAAGCAGAACATAAGATTTTAGAAAACTGGGATATCGCCTCATTTAGGTACTATCAAGGTATGAGAGAGGCTTTATGGATGGCTATCAATGATGCTATGAACGATGTCAGTGAATGGGGAAGATACGCTGATACACGCAACAAACGTGCTGAATACGATAGAAGTATTTTACAAAACCAATCATATGCTGCTGGCGTTATGGAATTCTATGAAAACATGGGAGTAAAGAAAGCCTGGGCAAGTGAAAAGAATATCACGAAAATGCTTGAAAAAATGAAGAAGATTATAAAGGTAGGCAAGTAATATGAATAGCGCAATTATGGATATCATAGGCATTCTGCTTATGACATGCACAATCATACTTATTGCTATCGGATTTTTTTGGAAAGAATAAATAAAGGAGAAATATTATGAACTATAGTTTAAACACAAGAGAAGTTAAGAGAGGAGATATCTTCTACATCACATATTCAAAGAATTTCAATGATTCTTATTCTTACGATACAACAGGAAGACCTGGTGTAATCGTATCAGATGACCATCTAAACAGAGGAAGTGAATATGTTGAGGTTGTATATCTTACAACAAAAATCAAGAGAGACATGCCTACTCATGTAGATGTGTTCTGCAAAACACCTTCTACTGCTCTCTGCGAAACTATCCATACTGTTGAAAAAGACCGAATTGGTACTTATGTGAGAACTGTAAGTAACGAAGAAATGGAAGAAATTGAACGTGGATTAAGATCTTCTCTAGGCATGAAGACTCTAGATAGCGATATGCTAAAGGAAACATCTGTTAATGATGCAGAACCTAATAATGATATGGGATTAGTATCAATGCAGAAGGAAATCCAACTTACTGCAGAAAGAGACATGTTCAAAAAATTGTATGAAGACTTATTATCAAAAGTCGTTGGAAGATAAGGAGGGATTTAAATGATAGTTTCAGAAATTGCAAAGAGTAAAAATGACGAGTTTTACACTCCGTCATATGCAATTGAACCTATTATGAAATACGTTAAACCAGGTTCGACTATATGGTGCCCTTTTGACACAGAAGACAGTCTATTTGTCAAAGAATTCGAAAATGCCGGGTATAACGTCATCCACTCTCACATAAGCGACGGTGGTGATTTCTTTGAAATGACACTACCCAAATGTGATTACATTATTTCCAACCCTCCATACAGTTTTGAAAACTGAGGTGTTACAACGATTATTTGAACTAGACACACCTTTTGCGATGCTCGTTGGAGTGGTTGGGTTATTCGAAAGTCAGAAACGATTTGAGATGTTTCGCGATAACACGTTTGAATGTATGTATCTGAATAGACGAGTTTCTTATTTTAAAAATTACAACGATCAGAAGCCAAGTCTAAATCCACCGTTCAGTAGCGTATATATATGTCATAGAATGCTCCCTCGTCAGATCGTGTTTGAAGAAATCCATAAATGAAGCAAGGAGTAATAAAGAATGAAACGATGTAATCCGATAATTGAAGACCGTTGTCAGAAAGAAGGAATCACATGAAAAAACTAAAACGACCTCAACAAGAGAGTAACATGGCTGTACATTATTCATCAAAGACCGATGAATGGGCTACGCCACAGGATTTTTTTGACCAGCTCAACAAGGAATTTCATTTTACGCTGGACCCATGTGCTGATGAGCAGAATCATAAATGCGAGAAATTCTATACAAAAGAGCAAGACGGTCTCTCACGTGATTGGGGGGGCACACCGTGTTCTGTAATCCTCCCTACGGCAGAGAGATTGGTAAGTGGGTCAAATATTCATACGAGCAGTCAAGGAAAGAGAACACCATCGTGGTAATGCTTGTTCCGTCTAGAACAGATACAAGGTGGTTTCACAACTATATCTATGGAAAGGCAGAAATAAGGTTTGTAAAAGGCAGACTGAAATTCGGAGGTGCAACTACAGGAGCACCGTTTCCGAGTATGGTGGTGATATACAGATGAATGAGTATATTTACAAGAAAGTCGATTACTATTCAATGAGACAGCTAAGCGATGTAATCGATGAACTAAGAAGCAAATACAGAATCATAGGGTATAGAGCATATGCACAGGAACAGTATGCGATACTCACTCTATATCCTATAGAACAGGAGGGAATAGAATGATGCAGAAGAAAAGTGAACTAACTCCAATGGATATCAAACTGTTATGGTACAAGGATCTCTGGCTTAAGTACTTATCTATGTGTGAAGTGGATTACTACAACGATGAGAGAATGAGACTAGAGTATCTATGCAATCTTATTCTTGATGATCTGATGAGACCGGAATATAAGCAGGTTAACCTTAATGTCTTTCCTCATTCTAGAGTTAAGCTAAATCAAACAGAGTTTGATAAGATTATAGAATTGCTTGAGAAAGGAGAAACCAAATGATATTCAGAATACTATCAAAAGAAGAAAAGAACAACGCAGCATTCCTTCTGTACAGATATCTAATAGAAAAAGCGTACAAAGAAAGTGACATCGATTTATCATCAAACGCTGATAAGTATTATATAACAGTAAATTATCTTATGCCTAAGCATCCTATGTATGAAGAAGCAACAAGCATCATTGATAGTCTAGTAAGTGATGGAGCAGAAATGTCTTCAATCTACAAGGTGAATCAAATAACTCCATTATCAGTGAAAGAAAAGAAGGCATTATTGGAACTGCTATATGGATATATGACAGAAGAAACAGAAGAGATGCGCATAACAGAAGTTGAAGTGCCGAATTTATATAAATCGTTAATAAACGATATGATAAATTTTGAAATAATAAAGCGCAGTTATCGCTATATCTGTACTGCACTGGATAAAGATATAGTCAAAGGAGATGTAAATGATGGACAATGAAGAACTAATAAAAGTTATTAATACTATGCAGAAAATTACCGATGGTCTGCTGACACAGAACGCCAAGCTGCAAGAAGAACTGGAACGCTTGAACAGAGATTACTTTCTTCTTTCAGGGGTGATAACTATCACGCTGCTGCTTGTGCTGTATGCTATGTGGTAATGTGGAAAGGGGGAATTTTAAATGGCAAGACTAGTAGAAGTGTGGTGCACATTCAGAAATCCAATTAATTCTTCGCAGTTCTATGCGCTGAAGAATCGCTTTTATCTTATAAACCTGGACAATGTAACGTGGTTCATGGAATCGGCAGACTATAATATGAGAGGTGATGCGTGGCTGATTAAGTTCTTTCATAACGGAAAGCAGATTCATTCGATGAAGTTCTATGATGAACGCTTAGCCAAAGACATGCTTAGATACCTTAAAGAGTTCAGACCGAAAAAGGAACACGGCACATTTGATTTCGAAGGAAGAACAATCGACATAGACGATGTAGTGATGATTTCCAACAAGTACTATAATGATGCCGATTCACTAGGTGATACGAAAAGGTACACTTTTCTGATACATACAGTCAATTCCAAATGCAAGAGAGTTACCAAAAGCAGTATACCAGGTCGAGAGACAATAAGAGAATTTCAGAAAAGATTCATCAGATAATACGAAAGGTGGTGATTAGTCATGAGTGATTACAGAGGTGATCTATACAGAAAGATCGTACTGGATTTCTACAAGCAGAAGCATAGACCACCGTATGTCGAGGAACTCAAGGGCTTAGGTGTCAAGGAACTGTACTTCAAGAAGAAGTACGGCTCATATCCTAACTACATCAGAAACGAATTGAGACTACCTATTACACAGACATTCGCTAGAGACAGGATAGTGGTAGACAAGACAACAAACGAAGTTGTCTTTGAAGGCACAATTTATGAGATAAATGAATTCTTCTTCACTAATGAGCCGAACGTAACAAGACATACGCTTGATTTTTATCTTAACAAGAAGGCGTTCAGAAGGTACTGGTATATCTTCGCAAAGATGAACTATCATGTATGGGTTGCCAGTGACTGCGACTTCAAGCAGTACAGACGGGCCATGTATTTCCTGTTCAGAAAGAAATGCTATCCAAATAATATGCTATATGCAAAGAACGGAGAGGTGGCACAGCTCAAAAGGCTTGGAGAGCAGCTTGACAAAGGTGAGATACAGCTGAGTGATGTGCTGGATGTGGAGAAATACAAGGAATTTATAGGAAAGGACATTGATTACTATGAGGTTGTATGACGAAATAAAACAGAATATAAACTGCATTGAACTCGCTGCAGAACTGGGCATCGAACTGCACAAGAACGGGGGCACATATCGTTGCCCCTCTTTTATTCATGAAGGACATAATCCCAACAGTGTCATGGTAAGCGAGGACTCCTGGTTCTCGTTCAGTGACGGTGTCGGAGGAGATGTTACAGACATGCTTGCATATGCAAAGTATGATGGTGATAAGTCCATGGCGTTCAAGGATATGTGCCATCGTTTCAATCTTGCATTCAATGATACAGAATACAAGCAGAACTATAGAGAATGGAACAATGCCATACTGCAGTGGCATAACGAATTGACGGAAGAGGATATAGAGTATCTGCATAAGAGAAAGATCAAGGACAGCACCATTAATAACCTTTATATAGGGAGTCATGTATTCAAGGAGAAAGCACCTAACGGTGAGATGGTGGATGTACCACGTATCATCATTCCTATATTCAAGAACAACAACTGCGTCTACTACTGCGCTAGAAACAGAAGCGAATATGATGTGGTGAAGTATAAGAAACCATACCTGGAGGAAGCGTTCAAGGAGAATACACTGTACGGCCTTGATACACTTAACAGAAGTGAGACTTATGCCGACAATGATACAATCGTCATTGCAGAAGGAGTGTTCGATTTCTTGACATTCTACCAGGAAGGCTACAGAGTTCTCTCGAGCGCCACAAGACTTTCAAATAAGCAGACGGAGTATCTATGCAAGATTGCCAAGAAATTCAAGCGTGTTGCCATCTGCTACGACAATGACGGAAGAGGTGTCCAGTTCACAACAGCAACTGCAAAGCAGCTGTTCGAACACAATATTCCATTCGATATAGTCAACGTTCCTAAGAAGTACGGCAAGGATGTGAGTGACTGCTACTGCGCCGGCCTCTCACCTAGCACGTTGTTGAATAATCATGTGGTGGACGGTACGCTATGGTATCTGAAGACAACCATGTCTGATATGGATGAACTGATGGAGTATGTCTACAAGGCACACAGTCCTTATATGAGCAGAGTTAAGAAGAAAGCCATATTGCAGTATGCCAAGGAAGTTTTAGGCGCTGATGGCGAGGAAATGAAGGAAATACGAAGGGAACTGACAAGGGGCAAGACAAATGATGAATATGCCCATGAGTTTATTGCAAACTACGACTATAAGTTAAGATGCAATCCATCTCTAGGCTTCTACCGATTCAACGGCACGTACTGGAGCAGATGTGATGATGCACTCATCAGACAGGGAATCATGGAGATGTTCGATGTATCGTTCAATCTTGAATCAGCGATACTGAACAAGGTTAGAACAATCGTATATGATGATACGCTCCCTAACCAGGTGAACTGTCTGAACCTCAAGAACGGCACGCTGTATTTCACGGAGAACCCATTTGACGGCTATTACAGATTCACTAGAAAGCGCAACCCCGATGACTTCAACGACTATGTACTCAACTACGAGTACAGAGAGAATGCATACAGCCAGGACTGGGAGGATTTCCTAAGCAGCACAACTAGCAGTGACGAGAAACTGATCAAGCGATTTGCAGAGTACTTCGGCTCGGTGTTCATGGAACACAGCATACAGGACAAGGCGTATCTGTTCTATGGGAACGGAAGCAACGGCAAGAGCGTACTGACAAAGGTACTGAGTGCACTGCTAGGTGATGGAAAATTATGCAGTACTCTAGAATTAAGCCGTTTAGGCGGACGCTTTGACACATTACAGCTATTAGGCAAGTATGTAAATTTCTGCCATGAAGCGACAAGTGATATCAAGGAGGCAGAGCCTATCTTCAAGGCGATCACATCAAATGATGTCATATCCACAGATGTGAAGGGCAAGCCACGTATTGAATTCAAGCCTAGATGCAAGATATTCATTGACTGCAACGAACTGCCTAGGGCTAACAAAAGCAACGGCGGATGGCTCAGACGATTCGAGGGTACGAAACACAAATTCAACAACACATTCACTACAGACGAGTCAAGAGTGGATGACATCCACGTATTCAGAGCGATACCAGGAATCGACGCACTCCTCACAAGCGATGAAGTGCTGCCTGCAGTGTTGTGGTGGAGCATTGGTGGTTATGTCAGACTGATTGAGAACGGCTACAGATTCAGCGAGATAGACGAGGACAAGGATTTGGAATACGAGTTTGTCATCGAGAGCAACCATGTTATCGAGTTCCTCAACGAGTTCGACTGGGTTGATAACGGCATGACTCTTACATCAATGAGAGCAAACAGAGTGTATGAGATATATAAAGAATGGTGCGATGAATGCAGATACAGAGTTGCTGGTAGAAACACCTTCTACAAGAATCTGAAGGGAGCAATTACCTATTTCGATGGAACAGAAACACCACACTGCGAATTAAAGTCCATACGAAAACAGTGGTTTTTGGTAAAAAAGTAGAGGGGTACATAACTTATGGTGTTTTGAAACGCCACAAACACCACATTGTATATTTTTACATGTCTCTTACTATTTAATAAAAAGTCCATAAAACGACACCGTAATACCATAAACACCATATACAAGTCAGAAAACACCACTTGAAAAAACATTGATATTTACTTACTTTTTTATATATATGTGGTGTTTTGGTATTTTATATATAAGTAAATAGTATATAGAATATATGAAAGTAAATATATATAGAAGGAATAGAGAAGAGCAAAAAAACACCAAAACACCATATTACTCATATACAGACCACCCATCCCCCTTGTGTGTGTGCGATTTTTTTGCCGGGGGGGGATGTGTGAATGTGACACATGAGGGTAGGGGGTTGAATCTGACCATCGGTCAATTATTTTGTCAATATTTTTTTTGAATTTCGATTTTTTGGAGGTAAAAAAATGGCGAAGAAGAAGTTCGACTACAACGAGATGGGCGAAAGCAAGCTGCCTGTCGCACGTGCAAGAGAGATGCTCAAGTTAAAAAGAGCGACGATCAACGATTTTGATGTAATCAAGAACAGGAGTTATGAATATCTTACTTACTGCGATGAAAACAACAGAGTTCCTACCTTGAGAGGCTTATGTGTCTGTCTTGGAGTTTCACCAGACACTGTTAACAGATGGATTGCTGAGAGACCTAATCATGAAACAACGATTTTTCTCTCACAGATGCTTAATCTGATGGCTGATAATCTCGAACAGGGAGCACTTCAAGGAACTATGGACAGGAATGCTTCTGTATTCCTGCTGAAATCAAATTTCGGCTATAGAGACAACCAGGATGTGAAGGTTCATCACATGGTTTCTGAAAGCAAGTCAATTGAACAGATTGAAAAGGAAATTTCTGCTGTTGTTATAGATGCAGATTTTGAAGAGAAATAAAAAAAGGTGAGCGTTTTATGCTCACCTTTTTACATATGCACGTGAAAATTCTGCCACCACACGTGTGAAATTTCTGACGGCGCATTATGACATCTGAAATTTTGCCGTATTTTTCCTGTTTTCTTGAGTATAGATTTTTTGTGGTTCTATGCTTATATTGGTATAGATTGCATGCGCTCATGGTATAGATTACATGCAGTTATAGCCTTAAATGGGCTATATTTCAATTTTAAGGCGCATTTATATGAAAGATGATAATTATATCACGATATGATTAAATACGCTAAAAAGGGCTATTTAAAGCCCTGTAGAATATCTCTACAATTGGTACGTATGAGCTGCATTATATAAATAGCCTATATTTCAATTTTAAGCGTTGTTTGTGTGATTATGGTATATTTATATCACCATTATATAAAAGTCTTCTAGAACGCTTAAATTGCTTGTTTACCTATGATCATAAAAATGTTTGTGAACGCTTATTAAATGTTTATGAACGACAAAAAAGAAGATGTTACCATCTTCTTTTTATAATTCTTTTACCGTTGAAACTTAACAAGCAGACTTCTAACCAGGTCATGAAATAGAAAACCAGTTTAATAAACCACCATATCAACCACAACGGAAAGAAACACAAATAAATCAATAATCTAAGCAATTAGTCAACCCCCTCGATACGAATAGCACGGCTTGCGACTGGGTCCACCTTGACAAACATACCCATCACGTCATAAATTTCAGTGCTGCCGCTTTCTTCTACTATATCATACATCGTACGAATATAACAGATATCTTCACTATTTGTGATTTCTTCGTAGGCTTCTAATTTCTCTAAAATTTTTAGTTCCTGGTCCTCATCACCATAGTAATAATAATCATCACCATAATAATACTTACTATAATAAGCATCGTTATAATGATAATATCGTGATTGCCATGGGATATAGCCCTCATTACTATAATAGATACCATCGTTTTCGATCCAATCACCATAGCGGTATATATTGCCGTGACTGTCTAAGAACGCCAGGCGTGAACCATTTATAATAGGTTCTAGCAGCTTTTCCGTTCTATCATCATGTAAGAATTTAGGGTTCATATCATAGAGATATGATACACATTTATTTACAAATAATTGTGTATCGCTATAGATGCTTTTCTTTTCCTCAAAGTCACATATTATACCATTATGCGCCATACCTAAATTTGTGATAACGTGTGTTTTTCGTAAAGCGTTTAGATCACTAGTGACAGGAAAAGGATGGCAAGTGGCGCCATCTGTTTTCCCACTAGTAGAAATACGAAAATGCAAAATTAATGGAATTTCTTCAATATTGATTTTCTTTTTTAGATTATCAAGACTATTTAACAATTCTTTCAAAGTCATAAAACCTTTATTGATATGTACTCTATTGTTATAAGCGTACATATAACCCGCACCGTCGGGGTTGGTGTTAAACATTGTTTCTAATGTCGTTTCATCTATCATTTTATGATGAGCAGGCTTGATTGCAATAATGCACATTAGAATTCACCCCCTAACAAGTTAGAAAGTTCTTTTCTATTGCATAGATAGTAATAGCCGTGTGTTTCAAAGGTTTCAAACTCCGATAAATCAATATAGTTTTGACGGCGTTTGTGCAATTCTCCGTTATTGTTATAGAGACAATAGAAAACGATTGTATCTCCTGCAATCTCACCAACACATACATGATTTAAATTGATAAAAACGTTTTCATCTAAATCTTTTTTAATTGCTTGCATTAGTTCATTTTCTTTCTTTTCTAACTCACCTAAATTTAATTCACTATCGCAATAGATTTCACGTGAGTTGCTGTATTCTCTACAATAATCACCATCTAGCAATAAATCCCATGTGATAACATCTGTATTACTCATTGCGACCATACAGATATTATGAACTAGTTCAAGGCTTGCCATAAATGTTTTATATCTTAAAGTACCACGGAAAAATCTAAACTCATAAGTAGAACTATTATTTTCATTGAACCATGTAGAATGTCCATAGTGTTTAGTGTTTTTCGCTTTATGCATTGTTACACTATTTTTACGGACTTTTTCTCCAAAGTCGCTATAATCATAATCCCAACGTTGGCGGCGTGAAAATTGGAATAATTCATCCTTGAAGAAGAAAAGAATTGTTTTCAATCTGTTATAACCGCGGTCGTCAAAAAACGCTTTATTGACATGCACATGTAAACCGCAAGTTCCGGCGTCATGTGATTGACACTCACCATCTAATTCACTAAAGAACCAGTCGTTATAATGTTGGTTCTTGTGATATGCTAGTGTGCATGGTTGACTAATAAATTCAAAAGCAACTGTACAATCATATTCACAATGTAATACGCCTGTACTGTCACCATCTAATACGCTTGAGGCTAAACTTTCACAATCACCGCGTACGTTGTCAACTTCTAATTCAAACCCCATAAATAGTGGGCTTTCACGTGCTAGTGAACGTGGGTAATAACCATCTTCATATTTATGATAGTCATAAATAACAGGGTCCATATCCTCCCAACAATAATCGCAATAATATTTACCATTTCTACAATGCATATCATAATCGCTGCTGAAACAATCGCCACATTCATCACATTTATAGTAATCATAATCTTTTGATACATATGTTTCTGTATCTGTTAGATAAACAGTATAATCGTTAGGTTGATAATCTTCTGTATCTTCACAATAAATATAACCATTATTCTCTATAGTATCATTAGTTAAAAGGTCATTATCACAATAACCATAATCGCTAGTATCTTTATTGATATAGCAATCTTCTAAAGTAGAATATTCAATATAATATTCATCTTCTAATTCTTCTAATTTCTCCATAGAAATAAATGAAAATTCGTTGTGGTCATAATACTTTACTAAATTATCCATAATGTTTTACCTTAAGAAAAACATATGATATAATCATGTTGCTATTTGTCGGGAAACATATAGCACTAATATAAAGAGGTTAATTCTAATATGTACATCTATATATAGATTGGTACGTTGTGAATTAATCTCTTTTCTTTTTCAGTACTATACATAGCAATATGTATATATACGTTTCTCTTTTCCTTTTGAGATTTTCACGTATTCAATTGTCAATGAACTATCAATATTCATTACATTAAATAATGAATACACTTGTATTATACATCATTAAGTGTAAAAGTCAATACTTTATTTTCATTTATTAGTGTAAATGTTTCAATGTCTTTTAATCGTTCGTTTTTTAGACATGATCTTTTTAATACCCCCGCCCTACCCATTTTTTTGATGGTTTTACCAATACTGCTCAACCCCGCTACCACCGACGGCCTAATTTTAAGCCTATACATTAATTAATGTTGACACGCACCGAAAGCAATGATATACTATACCTAGGAGGTAGATATTATGAACTTGACAGAATGCTTAAAAAAATTAATTGCTGATAGCAATAGTTCTTATTCAAGACTTGCAGAAAGGTTAGGGTATGAGCGAGCATCAAGCATTGGAAATATTATGAATAGAAGCGACACAAAGGTCAGCATCCTAATCAACATATGCAACGAACTTGACTACGATATCATCATCAGACCACGAGGCGGTAATGACAGAGCAGAAAGAACAGTCGTACTAGATGAAGTGCCCGACAGAAAAGACAACAGAGGAAGATTCAAGCGATGAAATACGGCTACGCACGAGTGAGTACAGGAAAGCAGTCTCTCGACAGACAGATAGACAGCCTGCGCTCATACAATGTAGACTATATTTACAGTGACAAGTACACGGGCACAAGAATCGACAGACCGAACTACTGCAAGTTGAAGGAAACGATAAAAAAAGGGGATGAACTATACATCCACGCACTAGACAGACTTGGAAGAAATAAACAGCTCATAAAGGACGAGATTAGATTTTTCCAGGAAAAGGGTGTTATAATAAGAATACTTAATATGCCTACAACCATGATTGAACTGGACGGACAGGAATGGATCATCGAGATGATAAACAACATAATCCTCGAGGTGCTTTCATCACTCGCTCAGCAGGAGCATGACATGATGGTGGAGAGAACCGTTGAAGGTCTCAAAGCTGCACGCAAGAGAGGAAAGAGCATCGGAAGACCGACTGTCTCAATCGAAGAGGTAGATAACCTGGTCAGACAGGGTGTATCGATAACAGATGCCTGCAAGCAGTGCAATGTGAGCAGAGCGACGTATTATAAGCATAGAGCCTAGAGCCATGCACCACATATGGTGTAGGCTCTTTTTTTTGTGCAATGAAGGAGGAAATATGGCAATAGATAAGAAGAAAGTGAAACTGTACAAGAGTACTGACAGTCTTACTGCCAAGTATGACATTGTACTGAACTGCTACGCTACGAACGACAAAGATACGCTTCTGCATCTGAACAAGGACTTAAGACACAGACTGGCTGAAGCGAACAGCAACAGGAGCAAGGATATCGAGGAGCGATACAATATGTATCAGATGTATAAGAAGACATTCCTGTTTACGGCGCATTATTCGTTCGAGGACTACATGCTTTATCTCGAGATAAACAGACCTGTTAATGAGCAGTTCTACCGCCCGCGAATGAAGATACTGAAAACCGTAGTAAAAGATCTGCAGGACCTCCACGATGGAAATCTACAGGAACTGTTTATTTCGATGCCGCCACGAGTAGGCAAGACAACATTGATCATGTTCTTTCTTACATGGCTCATGGGAATCAATTCGGAGAAGACGAATCTGTACAGCAGTTTCTCCGATACAATCACGCATTCGTTCTATGAAGGTATAAATGAAATCATCAATGACAATATGACCTATACATACAGTGAGATTTTCCCAGCATCCGTCATAGTGAATCAGAACTCTAGATTAAACACACTGGATTTGGAACGAAAGAAGAGATACCCAACACTTACATGTCGTTCTATCTACGGAACACTGAATGGTGCGTGTGACTGTAACGGCGTGCTTATCGGTGATGACTTGATTGGTGGTATCGAAGAAGCACTCAATCCGGAGCGTATGTACAAGACATGGAAACTGGTAGATAACAACTTCATCACACGTGCTAAACAGGGAAGCAAGGTATTGTGGATAGGTACTAGATGGTCGCTTGTTGACCCGGCTGGTCTAAGACAGGACCTTATATTGAATGATCCGAACTTCAAGTCAAGAAAGTATAAGATTGTGAATCTGCCAGCACTCAATGAGAATGATGAATCCAATTTCGACTATGACTATGGCGTTGGATTCTCTACTGAATACTATCAGCAGAGAAGGGCGTCATTCGAGAGAAACGATGACATGGCATCATGGTTCGCACAGTACCAGGGAGAGCCTGTAGAACGTGAAGGTGCATTGTTCAACGGCGGAGATATGAAGTTCTATAACGGAATACTGCCGAACGAGGAACCAATCAGAAGACTGACCGTAGTAGATACTGCCTGGGGCGGCGGTGACTACGTGAGTGCTCCAATAGCCTATCAGTATGCAGATGGAACAGTATATATACCAGACGTTGTGTTCAATAACGGTGATAAGAGAATAACTCAGCCGGAAGTGGCGAAGAAAATCGCTTCGTGGGGTGTACAGGACTGCGATGTCGAAAAGAATAATGGTGGTGAAGGCTACGCTGAAGATGTAGAGAAGGAACTTGAACGACTTGGCTACAAATGTGTCATAACATCACACAGTGCGCCGACAACAAAGGCAAAAGAGGTGCGAATATTTCAGAATGCTCCCGATATTAGAGAGTTCTATTTCCTTGAGCCAGGCAAACGCTCAAAGGAGTATTCAATGTTCATGAATAATCTGTTCTCATTCAAGATACTAGGCAAGAACGAGCACGATGATGCGCCCGACAGCTTGTCACAGTTGTGTGACAGACTGTACGGAGGATATGGAACGATAAAAGAAATATTCAAAAGACCGTGCTAAAAGGCGCCGTTTCTCTCTCTGCAAAATACAATGATATTAGGGATGCCTGCATTCATTTGCCTACCCCCTATGTCACCTACAAGGCATCCCTCAAATCTATTCATTACAGGGAGGAAATCAATGAAAAAGAACATATATTGTCCTCTCTGCTTGAAGAGAGGAAAAAAGAAGATACTAGGCAGAGTAAGCGACGATACAAGCGGTACGCTATATCTCTGGTGCAAGGTAGACAAGAAAGAAATAGAAATTCGTGTGGAAGGAGGCAGCGCTGGTGATTAGCAGAGGCAGAAAGACAATCTATTCAAGTGAATCAGAAATCACAAGAGATAATGTTCAAAAAGTAGTCACATATGCGATGCAGACGCACGAATTAAATCGCAAGGATATAAAGTACCTTATCGAGTACGAGAAGGGAAGACAGGACATCCTTGATAGAGAGAAGCCTGTAAGACCCGAAATTAACGAGAAGATAGTAGAGAATCACGCATCACAGATTGTTAATTTCAAGACGGCTTTCGTGTTTGGCTCGCCAATCAGATATGTTCAGAAGGCTGAACAGGAATTGAAGAGCGAAACTACATCAGATGAGGATGATGGGTACATCGGTGAACTAAACAGCATGTGCTTTGACGAAAGAAAGCACACAAAGGACCAGGAACTAGCAAAGACATTTCTAACATGTGGTGTGGGATATAGAGGGGTTTTTCCTCAGAAGGACAAAACTGCTTATACACCTTTTAGAATTGTTAACCTGGACCCCATGAACACATTCATCATCTACAGTCCCGATATTTTTCATGATCCGCTTCTTGCAGTCACATACTGGCGTGATATGAACGATAAAGGGGTCGTGGAAGAAACGCATTATACGGCCTACACGAATGACAGGGTGTTTCAGTTCACAGATACACATGTCGGCGAGGTTGAAGAAAGCGTAAATGGTATCGGAGCAATTCCTATTGTCGAATATCGACAGGATTATGACAAGATGGGCTGCTTTGAGAGAGCCATCGGACTGTTAAATGCAATCAACACATGCACAAGCGACAGACTGAATGGACTGGCACAGAATGTACAGTCATTCATTTGGTTCGATAACGTTGACATGAATAAAGAAGACTATGACGAACTTAGAGAGAACGGTGCATTATCCACAACAAGCAGAAACGGAACTACAGCGTCCGTAAAGACGATTGAGACATCACTTAATCAGAATGAAATTCAGAGTCTGAGTGATTACTTATATGCTCAGTTATTGCAGATTTGCGCTATGCCTTCTAGGGAAGCACAAAGTGGTTCTACAACAGGGCAGTCATCTATGCTGAGTGGTGGATGGCAGGAAGCGGAAGAAGATGCTTATCGACTTGAAGAAATGTTTGACGAAGGGGAAAAGAAGTTCCTCGCTATCGTTAAAAACATTCTCGACCGAAGCAATACAGTTGTTAAGGAAGAAGTCAAACTAAGAGATATTGACATCAAGTTCTCTAGAAACAAGGTCACAAATATGCTTGTCAAGACACAGGGGCTTCTAAACATGAAGACATTCGGCATCCATCCAAGAGTTGCCATTCAGACTGCTGACTTATTCAGCGACCCTCAGCAGGTATACGTGGACAGCAAGGAGTACCTAGATGCAGCATATAACACTGAATTAAAAGCTGGCATCAATGATGATGGCAAAGACTTACAGAGCAATCCACAGGGTGATAACCCAGCAACAGTTACAGATGACCAGAATACACAGATGTCATTCGTAAATTCCGGTTAGCATATTTAGGTAAGTATATTTGAGTTAGAGAAAAACTTTAAAGAGCACATACATAGTTAGAGAAAAACTTTAAAAAGCACATATATAGTTAGAGAAAAACTTTAAAGAGCAAGGAGAACCAAAATGAACGTAAGAGAAATTTTAGGCGCTAGATTAACTGAAAACACAACAATCGAAGATTTAATCGAAATGTTAGAAGCAGACAATTCTACTGTATCAGTCAGAGAATATAACGCTATGAAAGATAAGAGTGATAAAAACGCAAAGGAAGCAGCCAATTATAGAAAGCAGCTCAATGCGAATAAATCACAGGAAGAGATTAATAAAGAAGAAACTCAGAGACAGATGGATGAATTGGCCAGTCAAAATGCTGATCTCACAAAAAAACTATCAATCATGGAAAATGAGAAGAAATTCATATCTATGGGATATAACGAGGAGAGTGCGCACAAAGTGGCTAGTGCTTTAGCCGAGGGTGATATGAAATCATTTTTCAAGCAGCAGGAAATTTTTAATGCTGAATTAAACAAGAAGTACAAAGCAGAGGCGTTAAACAATACAAAAACGCCAGGACAGGACGATAATCACGACGATATCATGACAAAAGAGAAGTTAAGCACAATGTCATTAAGGGAACAGATGAAGTTCGCCGAAGAAAATCCTAGTGAATATCAGTCAATTTACGGTAAAGGAGAATAAGACATATGGCAAACACACCATATCCTAATTATGTATTGGAAAACAAGTTTGAAGACCAATACCAGACATATCTAGATTTAATGCAGTTCTGTACTGTTGATAACTCATTAACAGGCGAACCTGGCATGAAGAAAAAAATCCGTACTTATGTAGCAACTGATGGTACGGAAACAGTAGCAAAAGGTGAAGGAAACACTAAGTCAATTACAGCCAGCTACACTGAAACAGAATACACAATCGAGACATTACAGAACAGATTCGATTGGTATGACGAAGATGAAATGGAAGATCCATTAGTAGTTGATAAAGGCTTAGAACACCAGGCAGTTGACATGTTCAACACTGCTCAGAAGAAGGCTGTCGCAGAGTTTGCAAAAGCCACTCAGAAAGTAGAGACTGCCAAGTTTGATTTTAACTCTTTCGTTGATGCAGTAGCATCTATTAAGGACTTAAAAATCAGTGAATCAACTGAAATCACAGGATTAGGCGTTTTCGCATTAGTTCATAAGAAAGACACTGCAGAAATCCGTAAGAATCTAGGAGATTTATTAAAATACGTAGAAGCATATGCACGTAGCGGTTACATTGGCACAGTTGCTGGTGTAAACATCTATACATCTGCATTAGCAAAAGAAGGAGAATTTGCAGTAGCAACTAAAGAAGCAGTCACTTACTTCAACAAGAAGGGTGCAGAAGCCGAATCTTCAACTAGAGGAAGCCGTTCAGCAGAAAATGCTAACAAGCGTGAAAACACTGTTTTCTTAAGAAAATATGGTATTTTCGCCTTAACAAATCAGAACTACATTGTAAAGGTTGTTAAGAGTGCAACTAGTGGACTCGCTGCGGGGGATGAAATTCCTACAGTCTAGAAAGGGGTAGAGAATGAAAAAAGTAGAAGTGATTAAAGCGTTTTATGACGCAAAAAACAAAAAGGTCCTACGTAAAGTAGGGGATGTGATTAAAGTTACAGAAATCAGAGCAATGGAACTCATTGAAAAAGAGTTCGCAAAAGAAGTGGAATAGTGAATATGAAAGGGGATGATAAACATGACACAGGAAGAAATACTAAGAATCAAATTAAAAGATGATGATGTTGATGACGATGATTTAGTGGTTCTTCTGCAAAGTGCCAAGTTAATCATCCTCTCAAATCGCTATCCTTATCATGATTTTCCTGTTGATGACAACGGAGAATATATTCTTGAGAATAGATACAAGGATCTGCAGATAAGAATTGCAGTGGAATTATTTGCAAAAGCCGGTGCAGAAGGAGAACTGACTCACACAGAAAATGCAGTAACACGACAATGGGCAAGCGCCGATGTTTCGCCTGCACTTTTAAGGGAAATTATTCCTAAAGCGAAGGTATTCTAAATGAGAAACTTTAAGAGAGATCAGTTCACAATCTACTATGCACTGTTCCAAAAGGATAGTGCTACGGATAAATACGGCAACAGAATAGGCGGCTATACTGAGCCGACAAAATTAAAAATTTCACTTTCTGCAGCAAAGGGCGATTCGAATTATAACGTATTCGGTAAAGATACTGATTATGACAGAGAGATGGTTACGACAGATACTAACTGCCCTATTGATGAATATTCTAGATTATGGATTGGCGTCGATACGTCAGAGACCCACAATTACGTAGTGACAAAAGTCGCAGTAAGCAAGAGGGAGAAGAGATATGCAATCAAGGAATATAAAGGTTAGGCTGAACGATGAAAGTATCAGTCAAGCCATCTCTAGTCTTAAGGAATACAAGAAAACACTGAAATATAAGCAGGCCGCTCTCATGAAAGAACTCGGTGAGCATGGCTTTGAAGTGATGGTCAGAGAGATTGATTCCTATCCAATGCCTTATTCTAAGGACGATTTAATTAATAGTGTGTCATATGAATGCACAGGTAAAACAGTCACTATTTACAATGCATCTGAACACGCTTTATTCGTAGAATTCGGAACCGGAATCGTTGGCTCACGTTCGCCGCATCCACACGATACCATCGGTTATCACTATGATGTCAATAATCACGGTGATGATGGGTGGTATTATCGTGATGAAGGAGAATGGCAGTGGACAAAAGGTATGCCATCTAGACCATTCGCTCATGGCACATACGAGACTTTGAGGGCAGAACTTATTGATATTGTGAAGAAGGTGTTTCAACAGTGATTGACAAAGAAGATGGATTATTTGCTGAAATTGCAAATGAACTTAGAAAACAGTTTCGTGATATCTATATTATCGGAAAACAATTATCTTCTGAACCACCTAGATTTCCGGCAGTATCTATCATTCAAGAGAACAACGTTGTAAACAAAAGATATAGTACATTTGACGAGATGGAAAATGTTGCTCATATTACTCAGTACATTGAAATCTATTCTAATGATAAAGAGCAGAAAGAAGAAATATGCAAATCGATATCGTTAGCAATTGATAATGTATTGAAAACTAATGGCTATTGCAGAATGATTAACCAGCCGATGGTTAACGCTGATGATACTATAGCAAGAAGAATCATGAGATATAAGAAAGAAAATGAAACACAATATTAAGGAGGATAAATATGGGAGTAGCAATCAACACAGCTGGCGTAACTGTAGGATATGCCGTTGAAGCGACAGCAGGTACTAGACCAACTGGTGGGTACACTGTAATTCCGGACATCAAGTCCGTTCCGGAACTAAATCCAAGTCCCGAAACTTTAGAATCTACTGATCTAATGGAAACAGAGTACAAGACTTATATTGAAGGCTTAAAGGACTTAGGTGGAGCATTAGCGTTCACAGCAAACCTAACAGAGGAACTTATTACAGTTTGGGATGCCTTAATTGGAAAGTACGAAGAAGCTGCAAAGACAGGCAAGTCTACATGGTTTGAAATCAAGCATCCTAAGTTAGCAAAATCTGTTTACTTTAGTGGTCAGCCATCAAAGACAGGTTTACCAGCAATTGAGGTAAACAGCATCTTAGAAACTAACTTATATATCACACCTACAGGTGCACCTGAATGGGGAGCAAAAAGCACTGATAACGTATAAGTTAGAGGCGCTTTAATCGGCGCCTTTTTTTAATAATTTATAGAGGAGATAAGCAAGTATGGAAAAATCAAATAGCACAACAATCAAGTTTGCATACGAAGGCAAGAATTATGAATTAGGTTATACAAGAGAAATTGTCGGTAAGATGGTTGGAGAAGGCTTTGAAATTGAAAAAGCAACTCAGAACCCACTTGATGCGATTTATGAATTATTCATTAATTCATTTGAAATGAATCATCAAGATACAGATATCAATACAAGAGAAAAGATTTTAAAGAATCTTGGCAATAAAGAGCATCTATTTACAGTGCTTGTAGAAATGTTCTCTGAACCAATCGAATTCCTAGGAGAACCAGAAAAAAACGCGATCGAGTGGACAGTATAGAAAGCGATGCGTCCACGAACGATTATAGGAAAGTAATGAATGAGTGGTTTCCCTATTATCTTGCATTAGGGATGACCTATGAACAGTATTGGTGTAGTGACCCATATCTTACGGTTTATTATCAGAAAGCCAAGAAAATGAAGTTTGATTATGATAATCAGATGGCTTGGATAAATGGAATGTATATCTATGATGCCGTATCGGCTATTGTGTTCAATACATGGTGCCGTAAGGAAGGGGAACAGTGCAGAAATTATACTGATAAGCCTTATGAATTTGATGGGGCGAAGCAAGAAGAAGAATTAAAGAAAGAAGCAGAGGTCCAGGCAGAAGCGTGGATGCGAAACTTCGTTAATCTATATAAAGTTTAGAGCCAAACCGAGAGCCTTATTTCTTAAGGAAGGAGGTTTAAAACTATATGGCTGATATAGATAAATTATCGATAGTATTCGAAAGTGATGTTGACCAAGCTGTCAATGCAATAGATAAGTTGACAGGTGCACTTCAAAGATTAAATCAAGGTATTAAGATTGACGGCAATGTTGCAACTACATTGAACTCTCTTTCGAGACTTGACAAGGTAGTCAATGGTTTAAACACCAAGAATGTTGATGCTTTTTCTAAAGGAATAAGAAATCTTGCTGAAGCAATGAAACCTTTAGAAAAAATCGGCAAAAGCGGTCTTGGCAAAACTTTGAACAGTTTATCAGATATATCTAAAACCATCAGCAAGTTAGACCAGGCAGACTTAGGCAAGTTCAGTGGGCAGATGAATCAGATTTCAAGTGCCATGGCACCACTTGCACAGAACAGCAATCAGTTGTCTGATGTGTTTAGTAAAATGCCGAGTGCAGTAGCCTCTGCATCCAAGTCTTTAGATGCCTATAATTCTAAATCTAGAGGCGCTAAGACTCATACAGGTGGACTGTTCTCAGCAATCAGTTCTTTGGTAAGTGGAGCACGAAACGTAAAATCCACTTTCTTGGCAATAAGTTCTGCATTCAGTTTCTTTTACGATGAAAGTGCAGAATATATAGAACAGTTAAACCTGTTCAATGTCGCAATGGGCAGTGCATCACAAAGTGCCAGCGCATTTGCTCAAAAAGTCAGTGATGCTATGGGTATTGATCCAGGCAAATGGATGGAGTACCAGGGCACACTTAATATGATGATTGAAGGCTTTGGCGTGGCGAGCGACAAAGCACAGATAATGTCGCAGAACCTAACACAGTTATCATATGACTATAGTTCCTTAATGAACGTAGATGTAAGCACTGCTTTCGATAAAATACAGAGTGCCATGTCCGGACAGATTAAAGGCTTGAAGGAATATGGTAACAACGTATCTGTTGCGATGGTCAAACAGACAGGTCTTAAATATGGCTTACAAGGCAACGTAAGCACCTGGGATCAGAACACGCAGGCAATCATGAGATACATCACTATCATGAATAATGCCAGCAAAGTAGATGTATTCAATGATATGGCACGTACAATCAATACGCCTAGTAATGCCGTGCGTATCTTGGCACAGCAGTTTAAGGTGCTTAGACGAGCAATCGGTAATATTGCGAGCGTATTTGCTACGGCAGTAATTCCATATATACAGGTAGCAGTTGAACTTCTGAACAAGTTTGCTAGTTTTGTGGCTGGCTTATTCGGATTTAAATTACCAACCATTGATTATAGCGGCTTAGAAAAAGGCTCTGGTGCTATGGATGATATGGCAGACAGTGCTAAGGATGCAGGCTCATCAGTGGGTGGAGCAACCAAGAAAGTAAAAGACTTAAAGAAAGAACTACAGACATTAGGATTTGATGAATTAAACATTCTCAACAGTCCAAAGAACGATTCCGACAGTGGCGGCTCCGGCGGTGGAGGAGGCTCTGGTGGAGTCGGTGGCGGTGGTGGTATCGGTGATATCGATTTGCCACAATATGATTTCTTGAAAGGCTTAAAGAAAGATACGGACGAAATAGAAAAGAGATTAAAGGAACTATTTAAGCCTGTTACTGATAGTTGGAACAAGTATGGCAAAGAAGTCATGGACAGCTTTAAGTTTGCTTTAAATGAATTATCTGAACTCACAAAGAGCATCGGCAGATCATTTGGAGAAGTATGGCAGAACGGCACAGGCAAGAAGACGGTAAGTGAAATTCTGCTAATCGTTAAGAATTTATGCGACTTCGTCGGATATCTAGCAAAGCGTTTCAGAGAAGCATGGGATGAAGCAGGACTAGGAACAAAAATTATTCAGAATCTATGGGATGCTGCAAATAATTTACTTCATTCTGTTGAAGATATTAGTGAGCAGTTGAGTAATTTTGCTTTCTACCTTGATTTCAAGCCAGCGTTAAAGAGTGTTTATAGTTTATCAAAGGCTTTCAAAGAACTTTCAGATATTGTAGGAAAATATCTAAGTGACGCTTTCAAGAATGTGCTGTTACCATTGGCAAAATGGGCTATCGAAAAAGTTGTTCCTACAGGAGTCAGTGCATTAGCGGATGCCTTAAAGGGAGTCAGTGCTGCTCTTAAGAATTTAAGACCATTCATCACTTTCCTTGAAAAGTTAGGTATTGCCCTAGGAAAATTAGTAGGGAACACTATTTTGGTCGGAATAAGTGCACTAGCCAAAGCATTAAAGGCTATCGGTCAGTCAAAAACACTGTTATCAGCGTTAACTGGTACTGTAGTGACGCTTATTGCTTCTATGAAGTGGGGCAAGGTAATCAATGACTTGAACGATGTGAACAGTACCGTAAGCAAGTTGAAGGTGGTATTTGAACTTTTCAAAAGTGAAGGAATCTCTGCACTTGAACTTTTGGTACAGGATTTTGTTAAGTCGCATAAGGCACTCGATACATTAGTCACTGGCTTCAAAGGACTAAATGATGCCAACGGTATACTTAGTGGAGTAAGCACCGCCGTTACTGCGTTAGGTACTAAACTTGGTGTATTGACCGTGGCTGAAGGTGGAGCAACAACTGCGACAGGGCTGCTAGGTAGTGCGTTTGCGTTTCTTGCGGCCAATCCGTTAGTGGCTGTTGCTGGTGCTATAACTATCGCAGTCGCTGCATTAGCGATATTCACGAGCAGAGTTAAGGATAATTCTGATGCACAGGAAAGAGCGTTATCATCGGCTAAGAGACTTTCTGACGGCTTGAAGGAACAAGCACAAGAATGGAAAAAAGCCAATGCAGAAGCGAGAAAGAACGCAGAAGAAGGACAAAAAAATGCTCTTGTTGCACAGGATTATGCTGGCAGATTATATGGAATCGTCGATGCAAACGGCAAAATCACAGGCAGTGTAAAACAGGCACAATTCTTCGTTGACCAACTTAACAGTCAGTTAGGAACCAACATCGAGATTCATGACGGTGTGATTTCTAATTGGGGCAAGGAAAAAGATGCAATCAACGAAACTATTGAAGCACTTAAGCGAAAGGCTGTCATTGATGCTTACAGTGAAAAGTTCATTGAAGCAGAGAAAGAAAGAATCAAAGCCCAAGAACAGTTAACTGAAGCAACTGGTAAGTACAATAAATCAAAAGAAAGAGAAGAAGAACTTCTTGGAAAACTCAAAGAAGCATGGGAAAGCGGACAACAACCAAGTGCTTCTTTAACTGAGGAATATCGAAAGCAGCTAGAAATAACTGAAAAGTACGGTGATGCCGTAGGCAGTGCTAAAGACAAAGTCACAAGTATTACTGATGGCTTAAACGAATACAACGCTGCAATACAGTCTGCTGATGGAACTGTTGAAAGTTCTACTGCATTTATTGTCGAACAATATGGAGTGTTAGCGAAAGATGGCACATATACATACAGTTCTTTAGCAAACGGCCTAAATGACCTTAACGCCAAGTGCGATGAAAACGGAAAAGTATGGCAGACCTTAAGTAAGACAGAACAGGAAGCAAGCAAACAGGCGAGAATTCAGTTGCTTAGCGACCTGGCTCAGAAAGCATTCAATCAAGGCAAGACTTATGAGCAGATGCTTTCTACTGCAAAAGCAAAAGGTGCTGAATTAACACAAGCCGATAAGGATGAGTTAAAGAAGCAGTATGACAATCTGAAAAAACAGGCTGACGATATAAAAGCAGTTAAAAAAGAGCAGTACAATGCCTTGATGTCTTTACTCGATAAGTATGGAATCGACAAAAAGAGCAAAGATGGAAAACGCTATGTAAGCGAATTAAAAGATGCACAAAAGAATGGTACTGAGCAAGGCCAGCAGTATATTGATAAATTAGCCAAGAAAATCAGTAAAGACAGTTCAAAAGTCAGCAACGAAGTTGATAAGACTAGTAAAAACAGTAAAAAGCAGTTTGAGTCTCACCAAGCAGAATTTAAAGTGGCTACTAAGACTGCTGAGAAAACCCTAGCAGCTTTCCTAAATTCAATTCCTACTTTTAAACCAATAAAATTGGGTCTTGAAGTTGCCAAGAAAGTATTAAAAATAGGGAATTTTGGATTTGATATTGATTTACGTGCTGGAGGTGGTTTTCCCGACACAGGTCAGATGTTCATTGCTCGAGAAGCCGGACCAGAATTAGTAGGTCGTATCGGGCGCAGAACTGCCGTTGCAAATAATGATCAGATTGTGCAGGGTATCGCAAGTGCCGTAAGAAGTGCCATGGCTGGCGCAAATAATCCTAACGGTGGTGGTACTACAAGAATCACAGTACAGAACGTTCTAAACGGCAAAGCAATCGGTGAGTCTGTCATCGAATACCATAACGGCAAAGTCAAGCAGACAGGACATAGTCCTTTATTATTCTAAAAGGAGGGAGACAACGTGGAATATATTCTAGTAATAAACGGCTACGGGTGTTTCCCTAGCAAATACGAAGTACAACTAAGTGATGTTGACAGGGAGGACGGAAGCGGAAGAAACCAAAACGGAGATATGCTACGAGATAGAGCGGGGGTCAAGAAAAAAGTCATCTTGACCTTTGCTGCTATCCCACAGTCAAAGGCAGAACGCCTGTTGAAAGCCGTTAAGGATGAATTCGTTACTGTCACATACCTAGATCCGGAACTTGGAAAGCGAACAATGACAGCTTATGTCGGTGACAGAAACTGTCAGATGTTCAAATATGATAGGGCAAGTCAAGAATGGATATGGGATAACATAACATTCAACCTTATCGAGAAATAATCAGAAGGAGGGGCAATGATGATTAACACAAGCAGACAATATCAAGATGTTATAGTTGGTCCTTCTAGAAGCATTAAAGCAAGAGTGAAATTCAACGGAGATACTTTATTGGATGATGATAAAGTTATCTCTGTTTCACTGAATGAGATAGCGAACTCTGATGAAAAAGTCACAATTGGTGAACTCAACAGTGCAAAGGCAGTCGTGGAGTTCGAAATGCCTAGCGATACAATCCCTTTAAAAAACGGAATATTCAGCATTCAAAGTGGACTGCTTGTGAATGGCAAATATGAGTTTGTGGATAAAGGAACATTCTATATAGATGAGATAGAAAGCAGCATGGGTAGTAAGATTGTTACTGTCAGCGGCTACGATAGCATCTATAGAATGAATGCAGAATACGAGCCAGGCATTAAATATCCAGCATTGTTAGAAGATGCAATACAAGATATATGCAGACAGTGCAATATAACATCTGCGATTGACAATATCCCAAGCATTACATTGGATGGCTACCAGGAAAACATTACATGTAAAACATTCATGGGCTTCTGCCTAGGACTTATGGGATTGAATGGTCGCATGAATGAAAGCAACAAACTGATTGGCTACTGGTTTGAAGACAGTGGCTTTAAAGTCAAATGGGATAATCAGTTTCAGAGTGGCTTTAAGTTAACATCCGACAATGATGTGAAGGTCACAAGCGTGTCATGCAATGGATTGTTTAGTGGTAACGGCTATGGCATATCATTTGAGAATCCGTATATGACACAGGAAATTCTCGATGGAATATACAAGAAAGTAAACGGATTAACTTATAGCCCATCGACTGTTGAATGGAGAGGAAATCCATCACTTCAGATAAGTGACATCATCAAAGTAGAAGATAACAACGGTACATTTCACAATGTCATTCTAAGTGAGCACACAATCACGTTGACAGGCATGAAAGACAGCATCACTTGTAAAGGCTCTAACGGCGAGATTGTGATGAGTACATCAAACTCACCTACACAGTTAGTTGTAAAGAGGTTGTATAACACACTCACAAATGCACTCAAGACAAACACTGAGAACATTCTAGGGCATAATGGTGGGTATTACAGAGTTGACTTCAACGAAGAAGGACAGCCTAGTGGCTGGTCTATCATGAATACGCCGACACTACGTGATGACACTAAGATGTGGAAATTCTCTAGTGGTGGTCTAGGCTACAGTGTTGATGGTGGCAAAACATTCACAAAGATTGCATTTGACCTGGAAGGGAATTTCAGTGCCAATGCTATCACGACTGGCGTTATAACCGGAGAGATGTTCGAACTTAACCTTGATAACGGTGTTATTAAGATAGGTGAAAGAGACGATAAGGGGGAGATAAGCAACCCTAGCCTATACGTGAACGAAAAAGGCGAAGTGAAAATTAGAGCGTTTGAAAGAGTCGAGAATAAGGCTGATGAAGCGCTTAAAGAAGCACAGGGTTCAGTTAAGAAGTTTGTTTGCGAGTATGCTAGTTCAACAGATGGAGTTACACCTCCCGAAACAGGGTGGTCAGAGACTGCACCGACATGGCGTCCTGGATTCTATATATGGCAGAGAACAGCCACGACGATCAATAACACTGTCACATACAGTACACCAGTATGTATCACAGGTGCTAAAGGTGAGGATTCTATATTGTTATGTATAGAATCATCAAATGGCACGACATTCAAGAACAGTGATGTGGCAACTATATTTACAGTGAGCGTATATGTGGGTGGAGTTGTGATTGATAACTCCTCAAAGTTAAGAGAAACATTCGGAGATGGTGCATATCTCCAATGGCTCATAAAAAGGCATGGTGAGACAGAATTCAGTAAGATCCCGTTAGATGATTCGAGATTGAATGATAACGGGTTCATGTTCACTATTTCGGCAAAAGATATTAAATTCAAGGCAGTATTCAACTGCGAGTTAAACATTTAGGAGGAAAATTATGGCAATTAAAGCGGTCAATCAGATTGACGTTATTGACTTAACCGATGGTTATTCGGTTGTATTAACAAATGACAACTATACATTCTTAGGTACTACTACTTCTGTAAACGGTACACAGACAACTACTACACAGGTAATGGCGCTATGTGGTAGTGAACAGGTTCCTTGCACTGTAGGAACTATTACATGTCCTACAGGAATCTCAGCAGTGTCTGACGGCAAGTCACCAATGCCAACAATCACAGTTACTGCAACATCTGCATTAACTAAGAGCGGTACTATTACTATCCCTATCGTCGTTGATGGTGATATTACAATTAACAAGACATTCAGTTACTCTATCGCATTCAAGGGTCAGACAGGACAGAATGGTACAAGTGTTACCGTAAGTTCAACTTCTGTAACATACCAGGTTGGTGCAAGTGGAACAACTAAGCCAACAGGGGAATGGAGCGCTACTGTTCCAAACGTACCTAATGGTCAGTTCCTTTGGACTAAGACAGTAGTCAAGTATTCTGATGGCAAATCAACAGAAGCCTATTCAGTCTCTTATAAAGGCACAAATGGTTCAAACGGTTCAAATGGTACAAGCGTTACTGTTAGTTCAACATCGGTTACTTACCAGGCAGGCACAAGCGGTACTACTCCTCCAACAGGAACTTGGAGCACTACAGTGCCTAGCGTGGCAAATGGTCAGTATCTATGGACTAAGACTGTTGTAAACTATTCTGATGGTAAGTTTACTGAATCATATTCAGTTTCCTACAAAGGTACAAACGGCACAAACGGAAAGGATGGCTTAGACGCTATCACAATGGCGATCACTTCAAGTGGTGGAACAATCTTCAAGAATACTGCCATTGCCACAACTTTAACTGCTCATGTTTATAAGGGCGGAGTTGAAGTGACAGGCTCTGCATTATCTGCATTAGGAACTATCAAATGGTACAAAGATGGTGGAACTACTGCCGTAGCAACAGGAGCAACTTATACAATCGGTGCTGGTGATGTCTCAAACAAAGCCACATTCAGTGCTCAGTTAGAAGGATAATCATATGATTAAGGCATCGGCTAGCATAACCCTCGTGAGAGTCAACGATGGCGAAGACGGGCAGGGAATTCGCTCAATCACTCCGGAGTATTACCTATCAGATTCTGCAACGGAAATGCCCGATGCAAGCAGTAGTGGGTGGAAAAGCGTTCCCGATGACTACATTGACAAGCATTATTACTGGGTTAGGTCGAAGATATTATGGGATGATGGAACATATACAACGACCATCCCAGTGCTTGCAAATGACTTGAAGTCAATCATTGATGATTACGACAACAGAATTAACAACATGAACAGTCAGCTGCAGCAGGCAACTAAGGATGCTTCTTCGTCTATAGAACAGACTAAGACATCCATCTTGCAGACGGTCTCAGAGAACTATTATAGTGCCTCTGACGGTAAGAACCTTGCTTCTACTGTATCTACTATTCAGCAGACAACAGAAAGTATTCAGATTGGATTCGTGAAGAAAGAAGACTTTACATCCCTTTCTGACAAGGTCTCAAACAATCAAACTCAATTAAACACCTATATCAGATTCGACGCAGAAGGAATCGAGATAGGCAAACAGGATTCTGAGTTCAAGACAAAACAGACAAACAGTAAATACTCTATTCTTCAGAATAATGACGAAGTGGCATATTTCGCAAACAACAGAATGTATAACTCAAATATCGAGGTTTCTAGTTCCTTAAGAATTGGGAACTTCGGATTCATTGTCAATAGCGATGGATCATTGACTTTTAAGAAAGTAGGTGGTGACTGATGGCGACAAGCGCATCATGCAGTGCGTCATTCGGTGGTGGCAACGGTAATGTCACAATGACAATGACACGTACAGGTGTCAATGTTGACGGAAACTATGATTTGTGGACTGCTACACTGACAAAGTACTATAAGTGGAATATTAACTCAAGCGCTACTAAATACGGCTCTATGTGGGCTAATGGCGTACTGTTATGGTCTGGTGGAGTGACTATCGGAGGTAGTGGAACAAAAACACTTGCTACCGTTACGAATATCAAGATTCCTCATGACAGCAACGGTGGGAAGCATTTTGATTTCTCATTCAGCCAGGAACTCAAAGTTACATTATCCGGTAATTATGTTGGCAGTGTATCGGCTTCGGGCGGTATTGACTGCGATGTTATACCGAGAGCGACTAAGCCTTACTGCTCTCCAACATCCGTATATTTTGGTAACAGTGTGACAATCAAGACCCCTAGAGCATCATCTGATTTCGGACATGTAATATCGTACAGTTATTATGATACGAATGTACAGATTGCTGCTAATCAGTGGAATGATGAATTTAAGTGGACTGTACCGACTTCACTGATCAACAAGATGACTAATGCGTCATATTCATATATGACGTTCAAGGTAGACACATACAATCGTGCTGGCAAATACATAGGCACTAACTACTGTAGATTGGATTTAGTACTTCCATCGGGCTATGAGCCTGCTGTAACAGGAATCACATATACAAATGAAGATACTGCAATCGCAAACAGATTTGGTGCATCAACAATTATACAAGGTGTTTCAAAAGTCAAGTGTAATGTATCTGCTACGGCGAAGAACGGCGCTACAATCACTTATTACAACAATGAGATTGATGGACAGCTTATCCCTGGCCCTAACAGTTACTTTACTACTCAGCCTCTTAAGTCCTCGGGCACAGTAGTTCTTAAATCGACAGTTACAGATTCGAGAGGACAGAAGGCTACACTCTCTAAGAATATCAGTGTTACAGAATGGTGGTCACCATCTGTAAAGAGCGTCACTGCACAGCGTTGGAATGTATCATCCAATAAAGCAGATGATGAAGGCACGGCGGTTAGAATCACTTATTCATTTTCAATTGCACCTGTTGCAAATAAAAATGATAAGACTATCATGATTCAGTATAAAAATGGAGAAACGTGGACCACTCTTGCAACTTATACAGATTCATACAGTGACGAGAACAAGGTATATATATCATCTGCTGGTAAGTTCAGCACAGATAATGCCTACTCGTTCAGAGTACTTGTGAAGGATTACTTCACTACAGATGGTGTTGCATCTTATGCTGCTATCGCTCCTTCGTTCAAACTGCTTGATTTTTCTGCCGATGGCAGAGGAATTGGAGTTGGATGCAAAGCAGAAAGCGGTAAATTGAAGGTGGATATGCCTCTTGAAGCGCAGTCCTATAACGGTTATGCCTTTGATTTTGACACTGAAAATCAGATTGATACATGGATTCCTGTATTGACTAATGAAAAGATACAGAATAAGGACAATAAAAAGATACAGCATAAAGATGTCGGTTGGTCAAACTGGATCTCTTGTGGAACTAACGGATGCGGTGTCAAACTGCAGTACAGATATAACAGCGCATTTAAGTTATGTGAATTGAAATGGGACGGGCTCATAAATGCAACAATCGGTGGGAACACGATGGGGTATATGTGGGAGGACTTTCCAAATGATAAAGCACCTAACCATAATCTTTTTATCCCTGTTCCAAATGGTGCTTCTGATGCTGGATTAGTCATTAGATTCTATCCAAAGACTAATGATATGACGGCAAACCATTTCACTCTGACATCAATCAGAAACAACATCAACAACCAATATATCTGCGGTACATTCGTGTACTGCTATGCTTAAGGAGAAGAAAATATGAAATTATATGACACATCATTGAAATACATGGATGCGATTAACGCAATCGGAGGCACTATTGTAGCAGTATTGACTGCTGCATTAGGCACACATTGGTTTTTATTCGTAGGCTTTTTAACATTAAACATCATTGACTACATCACAGGAATTAGAAAGTCTAGATTAACAGGAAAGGAAAATTCCGCTAAAGGAGTCAGAGGTGTATGGAAAAAGTTAGGTTACTGGCTCATGGTACTTGTTGCTTTCTTAGCATCTGCAATCTTTATCGAGATTGGACAGACAATCAATGTCGATTTAACTATCACAACTTATGTGGGATGGTTTACTCTTGCTTCTCTAATTATCAATGAATTAAGAAGCATCATTGAGAACTTCGTTGAAGCAGGTGACAACGTACCATCTGTTTTAACTAAAGGCTTAGAAGTGGCTGAAAATGCTATTAACAAAGGAGAATAATTATGGAATTACAGGACACTATTGAACTTATGAACAGTGCTGAATATAAAGACAGATTCAAAGCTGAATACTGGCAGGCTAAAATCAGATATGACAAGTTAGATGATATGACAGTCAAATACGAGGCTCGTACGTTGACATTTATCCCTAAACGCTCATTAGAACTCTTAAAAGAGCAGAAAAAGCATTTAGGAAATTATATTCGTACTCTAAAGATTAGAGCGGAAATCGAAGGAATTGAATTATAAGAAAGAAGGTATAAAGTATGATTATTAACGTACATGGTGGACATA